TGTTCCAGCAGAATCAGAACAATTTATATATGCCCAACCAAAACTTGCCATGGGCTTATCCTACCCCTGACGAACCTGACCAATTCTTACCTTGTGTTGTTGAAGTCTTATCGGGTAAGATGTTTGTGAGACCTGCGACAACGTCAACGTTGGTTGAGCCAGAAAGATAGATTGACGATACTTTAAGTTCTAATATACCCGAGTTAGCAGCTAGTCCTGGTATATCAGCGTTTTCGTCTGCTTTACCAACTGTGAAAAAATTGTTTGATCCCGTTAAACCAGAGATCGAAAAGGCTACTTTGCAATCATTGCTCGCATCTTTATTGATGACTTTAAACCATCGTGTAACATACGGAAACGATACCTCACAATCTGTTAACGGTACTTCATCTATCTTGCAATTTATGCTTCCGCTAGCATATGGTTTACCACTAGTTTGGTAAGCGCCGACATGGCTCAAACCTGGTGATGTGCTCCAGCTTCCCATTATTTAACTCCTTAAAATTTTAACTTACACTATAAATAGTAATTAATTTTTTCTACGCCGTCTTTCTATTGCTCTTTGTTTCTTTCTTTGTTCGCGAAGCCTGGCACGTTGGGCTCTTTCTCTTTTTATTTTCCTTTTTACAGATGGTTTTTCATGTCGCCGTCGGTCACGGGCTTCTTCAACAATTCTTTCTTTCTTGGTCTTCTTGATAAATCTTCTTATTAGCCTTTCGTTGCTTTCATGCTTATTGAATCTTTTAGTGATAATTTGTGATTTCTTTTTCATAGTTTTACTTTAATCTTTCCCAAATTTTAGATGAGGCACCCATTATAGAACTAATATCGACACCAGCATCATTTGGGTTACCAAGATCTACGGTGCCAGGTTTTTGATCTTGTGCTTCATACGAAGATATAGCTTGAGTGCCTTCAAACAAGTCAACTCCATTATAGGCATCTTTGTTAATTGTATTTAATAACTTTTCGCGTTGTTCTTTCAGTTTCTGGTTTCCGATGTTTTTTGGTTCAGTATGTTGTGGTCGAGATGATTGTTCTACTAAATTTTGTGACACTACACCGCGGACGACCTCTGAAACAACATTTGACAATAACCCCTCTTCGAGCAGCACTTCGTTAATGCATTCTTTGACTAAGGGTTTAATAATTTTTTTTAATTCTGTTTTTTTCATTTTTCATCCATTTAAAATATCTTCAATTAAATTGTCTACTTTGCTTTCTTTAAGTTCTACATCTTTAGCTTCACGCATCATAAACGCGCCTGGGGTTGAGGGCTCGGAAACTATATCAAAACATACTAATTCAAAATCATCAG